AAGTCGAACTGTGCATAGGGCACCATTCTCATCGCTCCCTTACACTATAGGGACACTTTAACCGTCCCCCCTTATGTTGTCTTAGTCCCAACAATAGGATTTACCCCTATTACTTTTGCATGAGGATTACGTGCCTTTGCTGTATCAATTGCATGATCTCTGTTAACTGCTTGAACTGATTCATCGAATACTTTACCACCAACATAAAGTTTTACATCCCATTGCATGATAGTAACCTCCAGAAAGTTTGGTTGAGTTGTAGCTAATTAGTCTGGTAAAATCCAGACATATTTGTCAACATTAGATTCGCAATGTTGACAAGTAAGTGATGACCAAGCAAAGTGATATACAGTGCTTGATTGATAACAGTGAGGACACATTATCCTCTTACCATTATAACCTGAACGGGTGTATTTTGTCACCCTTGTGTTACATGGTGTAAAAAGTGTTTTGGTCATTGTTGCTTAACCTCCTGAAGTTGAGCGACATTGATTGCTCTATCTTCAACAAATTTTGGGCCATTAAGTATAATATCTCTTACATGTTCCCTATCTACAGTATCACCATCACCCCAAGATTCTGGTTGTGATGGATAAGCACACGTCTGTAAGTATAACCAACTGGCTTCAAGTATCATCTCTTTAGTAATACCTTCAATGGGATATAACCCATCCTTAGTATTATAAAAAGACCACACATAGTCAATGAATTCTTTTAAATCAGTCATGTTAATAGGCCCCCGATGGTTGTTAGTTTGGTGAGTGAAATAATGATTAAGAATGATAACATTATGACCACATCATGCGCCTTGGTTCTTATAAAGAATGGTATGCTTATTATGTTCGCTAATAGATGCATTGCTGCTCCTATTGTTGCTGACACATGTAAAACAATAAAATAGGCAGTAACTATTAGAAATGATCCAATAATTCTGCCTTGTGTGTCAATTTGCATGTTCAATCCTCCTTTTGTTCTTTACATGTACATGCCTGAAGTATGTTATACAACTTCTCAGAAACTTTAGCAGTTGGTTCACATAATTCCATCTTATCTTCTGGGTGTTCGATGTAATTGAAGTCAAGTGCTTTTAGTACTAACTTAATTTCATCTTTGGAGAGGTTAACTAACATTTTTTAGCCCCTTAAGTATAGATAACCACCTGCCCAATCTGCATTTTGATAACATCTTGCACGATCTTCTATAACTCTTAGATCATAGCGAACATGTTTTGCAGGTGCTTTATATGAAGCAGGTTTGTAAACTTGTCCTGTTTTCTTATCAATGAAAGCATGAACTCCTTGCCCTGTTGCAACTATCTTGTGATATTTGCGACCAGTTTCTATCTTAAACTCATAGCGTCTTGCGCCTAAGTTCTTATCACGTAGTTCCTGCAATTGAGTAGGAACTGATGAATACTGGCGGTCATAATCACCTTGTAAAATAACAACAAGGTCTTTAGTCCAATCTAACACTAATTCAGGAACAGTTTTGGTTGTGGTCATAATGAAATGGGGAATAAAAATAGGTGGGAGAGACAAAACCCAAGTAAATTAGGTTTGTCTCTCACTATAAGGACACTTTATGCGTCCCCCCTTTGATTCATTGGGGATAGATTAAAGTTAAAGTAAGAGAATGTATTTCTATCGACAATTTTAAAACTGCCATATTCATTGTGCATTACATAACCTTCATGGTCTACAATTATACCCTTAACGATACACTTAAGAGAATCATCAGGTGTTAGATAGCAGAAGAAATCCATCTTAATACTATTAACTAGCTTCCACAATCGTAGCAGGTTAATATCACATTGGTGCAATTCTGCTATCTCATCTTCATCAATATCTACACCCTCACGGATATACTTATTGATGGTCTTTTTGATCTCTTTTGCTTCTCTTTCAGACGCAAATTCAACTAGGGTTGCTATCTGTTTAGCAAATGCACATGTCTCCTCTATATCATCTAAATGCTCTGCAAGTTCCACCTTAGGAGTAACAAATAGTACCTCATCATCACTAGGCAATTCTTTAGTCAAAGGGAATGCTATTGCACCCCTTAAGTCATCATCAGCAATGTAATATGTGTGAGGTGCGATGATAATTTGCTGAGTAACTATTTCAGGGAAAACATAAGTTAGTGTGTTAGGTTGGTACGTATTATCACCACCAAACCCAATGAAATCACCCTGTAAAATGAAATCACCTTCAGGCAAATAGTCAAAGCATTGATGTAATATAGTGGCTACAATACCAGTGTGATTCTTATCAATTTCCTCATGTGAATGATTGATCTTAATTTTAACTTTGTTAAACACACTTTTAGTGCCTACAAAGAACTTTCCATTAGCAGGATTAGTCCCCCAAACTATTGCTGGAGCACCATCAATCTTAATGCTTAAATCACCCCTACTAGTGAACCAATCTAGTGCAGATAGATCACCTGTAAGGATGGAATCTTCGGGATGTTCAATGTGAGTGTTTTTCATAATAAAGTGGGAAATTGTTAATAAAAAAGGACAGTATTACTGCCCGTTAGTGTATGAACCCATAAGGCAAGCACCGTAACGAACCTCAGCATATCCGTATTCTTCGGATAACTCAAGGCATAGACCCCAACAATCGTCAAGGTCAACAAATGAGGAGTTCTCAAATGGTGCGGATGGGCAATGGACTGAATATCTCATAGTTTTAAATCAATTTATATTAGTAATATAGCATGAAAAAACCCCCAATAGGGGGTTTGGTGTTCAGTTTGTAAGGTGGCACATCATAGTGCTGTTTCTGTTACCTCTGCGATATCATCAAGGACTGCTAGGATTTCATTTCCATCCTCTGCACTGTCCAGTAGGAACTCAGCAAAGTTAGCGGAGACTGCGGATGCTGCTTGAACTGTCATGGTTAAAAGTGAATAACAGGGTTAGTATAGCAGTTTAGTGTCATGCTAGGGACAATAGTGTGACAGTTCTTAACCTGTCACAATTGCTAGGGGTATGTCCACCTCTTCCACACCATTATGCAGGTCATAACATACCCACTCATGGTCAAGGGTGAACACGTAAGCATATTCCTCACCATTTGCCAGATAATCCTCAAGAGATAGGTCTAAACGTGGTTCAGTGTCCTCACCTCTATCATTATAATATTGAACATGGTTTTCAACCTTCTCACGTTTCCAATTGGTGTCAGATTCGATGCAGGAAATATCCCCACCATCCAATAATTCTGCCACCTTCTCTCTAGTGTTGAATTTCTGTCTAAGGGTGACCCCTAACCACTGTGGATAACCGTCCCAATGATGATAGACTGATAGAACAGCATCATTAGCAAGTTCTAATCCAATTCGTGATCGTGTTGCCATTTAAAAAAGGGGTAATGGGTGAGAGAAACAAAAAGCGGGGTCAGTGCATTACTCTTTCGGTCATGTGTCTGCTTCTTATCGTTGAAACGGATTACGTCAGACGGTTGAGCATTGCTCTTACTGCCACGTTTCAATCGGTGTCAGACTAGAAAGAAACCGTTTTTGTTTCCCATGATTGTATTATAAGGCATCCAGCAATGGATTGACCATAGGTTGTGACACTTCTTCATCTGCACACCTTTCGGTTGCGATCTTAGTATAATCGCTGCTAAGATCAATACCAACAAACTCCCTATCCTCCCTCAGTGCTGCTACACCAGTGCTACCAGATCCGCAAAAAGGATCTAAGACCAAACTACCCACTGGTGAATAGACCCTTATAAGGTACGCCATAAGGTCTATAGGTTTGACTGTAGGATGATTATTGTTTGCTCCCTTTTCCTTGCGTGTTGCTCTAGGGGCATAGAAATATTTCTGGTGTTGTGTTTGAACCTCACCAATTATATCTGAAGGGTATCTACCAGCAGGATTTGCATCCACTGTACCATAGTCTTTTGATGTGCCTGTAGTAATTCCTACCCTTCCAAATGTCCTGCGTTTAGCACCATCCTTGACCCATCCTTTAGGTGGTTTCTTATCCCACGGTATTCTATTGTTATCAGCATCAATCAACCCACAACCCCATTTTTCATGGTTGTCCTTCAATGATCCTTCATAAGGTTTCTGACCTACTACAATAGGTTCGTGAGCAGGTTTGAGTCTATTATACTTGACCATCTTGGTTGTTGTCATCCACATGATCTGATCTTTGATAACAAAACCAGCATCCTCAACATTGCATGCTAGTCTATGATATAATTCTGGACTACAAAATGCCAAACAAAATGCACCTGGTTTTAATGTCCTATAGACTTCATTCCAAATATCAACACTAGGCACTGAATGATCCCAGTGATCCATATTCATACCGTAAGGTGGATCAGTTATGCAACTATGAAAAAAGTTCTCCCCATAAGAGGAGAGAACTTCTTGTGAATCACCAGTTTTAATAGTATATCTATTGGAACTCATTATGCTTTTCTTTGTAATTAAGTTGAGGAAGGTGTCTGAATATTATAGCACCAAAATCCCCACTTCGCCAAGCATCTGCTGCAGGAAGCACAAACTCGTGCATAAAATCATCTATGCTATTAGTAACACGTTTTCTCTTCTCAGTGATGTTAGTTTCATCAGGTTGAGGACTGACTCCCTTACCATGCTGCTGATAAGAGAAGACATATTGTGAAACTTTAGGATATTTGAATGCACCTGTAACTAAACGGATGTAGGTACGGTATTCATCAGCAGTTCTGCCAAAACCTGCACATTCCCTTGTTACGTCACCATCTAGACCCATTTCAAACCCAAAATGATCCTTTACATGTTGTTCTGCTTTAGGTATGTCAAAGGGTTCAACATTAACTTTCTGACCTGATTTCTCTAGGATTTCAGCAACAAAGATCTTTCTATCTTTCTTGCGAACTTCTCTATAATTGTTATAGAGTTCATCCCATACACCCTGCTCAGTTTTGACAACTCTTCCTAACTCAAAACCTTCTTGAATGATTACTAAAACATCCTCATCAGAACAATCATTCTTTTTGGTCTTATTGTCAGGCACATTTGCCATTGTTCCAAATCGTTTGAGATCATACTCATCACCCTCAATCACTGCACATGGGAACAAATCCCAATCAGTTTCATAACGGTTGTTACCATCCCTTACTATGTGTGTCTTCTCAACACCATCAACAATTAAAGGAAATGCTACGTTATTTCTCTTACAAAACTCTTCAGTTATCTCACTAACTGCAGGTTGATAGGAATAATAATCCCAACCATTTTCGTCAATGTCCTCGTTAATCGTGGCAATAGTGTTAAGAAATAATGCTATTCCTTTTCTGGTTTGACACTCAATACCAAGTTCTCTTGCTTTAGAGTGTGATAAAATACAATCCTTTTTAAGAATTGCCCATCTTTCAAGAGAAACACCTGGTGCTTTCTTTATACGACCAAACGTTTTCAATTTTAGAAACTCTGCTTGTCTTGCAGCATGATTGTCTGGTGTTGTATTAAACTCTTCGTTGAGCGTATCGAAGTTGCTTGTTGAGGCAGTCATTGTAAAATTGGGTTGACTAGGGTAGAATAAACGAAATGAAGAGGAGAATCAACCCCTCTTCATAAACTGTTACCAAGTGTGGTTCAGGACGTTCTCCTCGCATCTCTGACGATCAGAGTGCTTGAAATAGTCCTTCTTACCTGCACCGTTCTGGACGTACATGTTGCGGATGTAGAAATCAAAACCTCTATCATCACTCCACTCTTGGTCATCTTGATGTGATTTAAGAACTGCATTGAGTTCCTCAACTAAAGAAGTAAATTGCTGTCTCTTCTTTGGTGTAACCACATCATCAGCAAAAAAGATTGTAGTCTCATTGTATCTCTTACTAGAGAAAATGTAAACTACTCCTTCTTTTGGTAATCCTCCATTATATGTAGGATATGTGTTCTTAGAAGACTTGCACTCAATATCAACAGTTTTGCCGTTATCAAGTGTTACCCTAAAATCAGGACTTGCTTGAATCCCATTAGGTTGAGCAACATAGTTAAATCCATGCTTGATGAGCAGTTCTTCAACCTGATTCTCATGTAGTGGATTGTCCTGAGAATTGGACTTGTAAGGAAGTTCTAAGACCTCTTGAAAGAATTGGTTCATTGCCTAAAATCCTTTAGTGCGTTGTACCTTTATATTATAAAACCCCTCACGACCTAACGCAAGGGGTTATGTGACACTTTTTAAACTGTCCTACTCATCGTATACTCTACACTCAAATGCATCAGGATGGTTGTCACAATAGATTTCAAGATTCTTATCTGTGTGTCTAGTGTGATAATCATTAATAGCACCATCATTGCTATTAACTTCCTCACCTTCGTGATACTTATCGTAGTATGAATGAGCAGTTTTTAAATCCTCCTCTGTATATTCCAACATTCCATGATTAATATGTTC